GTACTGAGTATAAGGCATTAAAGGCTGTGGCGTCGATACCTCTGGCCATGTTCATGATCTCATCACGACTATTGTGTAATTTTTCCACATGAACCAGGAAGTTTTTAATGGCACTGCTCACAAATGCCACATAGGTCTGCAAGCTTGGATCAATGGTGCCATTCTTTTCCTGATAGGTTCGGCTGCTGATGTTCAAGGCTTCATAGAAGGTATTTAGATCATATGCATAGAATGGAAAATTACGTTTAATGTCTTCCCAGACAATTCTATAATGATCATCAAAGGCTCGGGTAAACAGATAGCTGTTATCATCTTTATAATAACGGCCCTGGGTCACGCCAGACGTATGTGTGGTAGAGTCATAGCTCATTTCAACATTCTGATATAATCCAGACTGCATGAATATGAACTGTGGTATCATACGATATACACTACCCACACCCAACAGATGCAGATGGTTGCTTTCTAATTCTATGGGCAGTTGAGTAAAATAAAATGCTCGCTTAAAGTCTTCTAGACTACCTTTACCCAGAGCAGCTGCTCCCATGGCGATGCCACCAATGCGGCTGATGTGATATGGAGTAAGTTCTTCTACCACATACTGCACCCATTTCATGTATGAGTCATAATCATTGCCCTGAGCAATGAGCATGGGACGCGCCTTGGAATTTTTCTCATCAAAGAAATCGATCTGGCGTCGGAGGTTTTTACCAGTAGCACGAGCTGCACCTTCTAACTGACTGCGATCAAAACGACGATTGCTCAGATCCAATCTTTCACTGCGGCCGCCAGCATCCAAAGTACGAACTGGAATAACATCAAAGCACATGGCAATATCAGAATTTTTTGCCTGGCTGGCATATACTTCTTCTTTGAGTTCCGTGGTTATGGTACGACCCAGGGTTACCATCTGTAACCCACCTGAGTCTCCATGAATGCTATGCACCAGTGGCTTGTAGTGTTCGCCCATCCATTCGCCCTGACGTTTTTCAACATAGGCATTATAGAGCAGGCTAATTTTGTGATTGTGTGTGTTGTTTAGGCTACCAAATGTACGTGTAAAGAAGTCTAGATTTTGTTTTTCCAGACTCTCTGCATACATTAATTTAAAATAACTACTACCACTGGCTACATATTCTAACATGTTTAACTTTCTAGTATTTTTAATAGGTGTCGTGTCTGATGCAGAGCGTCATCCAGAGCATTATGATATACTCCCTGACGTTCGTCCGCTGGAACCTGTATGATATTTTTAATGGTACGGTAACAGCGATCTTCCCAGGGGCGCCAAGGACGCTTCATGTTGCAGGCCGCAAAGGCATTTTCCATGATGACGTTGTCAAAGCCTGCTCCATTACCCCAGGTAGGCAGACTACTGCGACCAAACCATTCGGTAAAATCATCTAATGCCTGGTTAAGGCTGACATTGTCTTTTAACAGTGCCTGACGAGCTTCTTTGCTCTGCTTGTTCCACCAGCCAACTGTCTCTGGATCAACATGCAGTCCAACTGCCTTGCAGGTTCGGAGGTCAACGGTTCGATAAAATTTATCAACAATACCCGTTCCGACTTCAAATTTAACTGCACCTATGCTTGCAATAGATGCATTTGAACGCACACTCATGGTCTCCAGATCTAACATTACCTGTATCATCGTGGAGCAAACTCCTGCTGTAATTTTACATTTTCAAAGAATTCATTCTTGGTGCTTTGGTCTTCAATGAATCGACCTTTTAGGACTGTGGTCTGAGTAAGACTACTGTGCGCCATGATGCCTCGATTCTCACAACAACCATGCGTGGCCTGAATGTACACAGCCACATCTTTGGCATTGGTTGCCTTCATGATCTCACGAGCAATGTCATTGCATAGTTCTTCCTGCAGAGTGCCACGGCGAGCACACCATTGAGCAATTCGGGTATATTTACTTAGGCCAATGACTTTGCCATTGGGAATGATACCAATATAAGCTACACCGCTTACTGGTTGATGATGATGGCTACACATGCTGCGCAGTTCACTTCTGACCACCAGCATGCCTTTATAGGCTTCGGGTCCATCATTAGGAAATGCTGTAGCAGTTGGAACTGGTTCATAGCGGCCAGACATGATCTCGTATATGTACATCTTGGCCAGACGACGAGCAGTACCTTTGCTATTAGGATCATTTTCACGATCAATTACCAGACTATCCAGAACACCTTCGAACTTTTCAGTTAATTCGTCCACCAGCAATGCTTTATCATTGTCAGAGACATACTCGCTGATATTATCGCCGGCCCAGTATCTTTTATTGGCTTTTTTTAGATGGGAGCGAATTTCTTCGCTTACAGGTATATATTTCATACAGCTCTTTCATGTAAAAGTATATTATATAGTATAAGTTATTTAGTGTCAATCATTTTCCAATGACATTGCCAAACACATAGCAATGGTTTCGGGTTGCAACATTATATCCACGCTTCATGGCTTCCAGACTGATCTCAGCCACACTGGGTAGTTCCTGAGCATCTTTGGTGGCACCCACGGGCATGATCCACATTTCTGGAGCATATTGACCCTCGGCTTTGAAGTGTTCATAGATATCAAACTGATGCTTGGTTATCTCAGCCCAGGCAGCTGCTGATCCATTGTGTACAAATTTAAGCACTGATGTGCTGGCAATAACCTGAGAGTATTCAAAAATTCTAAATGCATCAACTGCATCCACTTCACCACTGACCGTATGTAACTTAGGACTCATGGCCCAGTGCCAACGATATCCAATGCCATTTGCATACTCATCTTCGATAAACTCTTTTAGATCTAAACTCAGTGGTTTAGTTGCATTAGTTTCAACTGTGATGGTTCTAGGGCAATTACCTCGGCGTATAAATTCACGCACAATGTCAATCATGGCCGGCTGGTTAAGCATAGGCTCACCACCGGTAAAGGCCAACTGAGTATCCTGATTGGTGATGGGATGTATGAACTCGCCGTCAGGATTGTCCACTGATTTCATGAGATTGGTCAATCTATCGCAAATTTCTTCGGTAGTTTCATTATGAACTAATCTTTTATATTTAGCACTCCAGCTGTATGAGCTATCACAACCATAGTTCCAGACTGGAAGGTCTTCTAATCGTTCTACAGAGCTGATATCAAAGTCTTTGTAGGGTAGGATATGAGTTTCGGGTTTAGTTGGTTCGGCCTGGCCAAAACCATTGCATTCCAGATTACAACCAAAAAAGCGCAACCAAACAGTTGGTTTGCCAGCCATTTCAGCCTCACCCTGGAAGCTATAAAATATTTCGGAATAACGATGAGTTTTCATAAGGTCCTTTCTTCATTTAGTAACAATATTATATTATGTTTCGTCTGGAGTGTCAATATCTGTTTCTAATAATTTTTCGGTCTTTTTAGTTATGGTGCTGACTACCTTTTCATATTCTAAATGATCCATCTGAGTCTTTAGATATTCTAAGAATTGATTTTGGAATTCACCGTTGTCATGTTCCTGTGTGACCAGGTCATTGATGTCCAGCTGATCTATGTAGCGGAATTTAGTTGCCATCTGTTTCTTTTCACGCTGAATTCTTCGAACGAAAGCAAAGAATGTGATCTGAGTAAAGTAGGCAAATGGGTTCTTACTCTTGGCCGGATCGAAGTTGTTTACCACTGCCAGACAGTTTTCAATGGCATCAGATATCATTTCATCACGATATGAATAATTGATAAAGTTTGATTTATAGCTCAGATGACGGGCAATTTTGATAAAACAATCGCCCAGGTAATTGCTTATGGGTGGAGGAGATGTTTCGGCAGCTCGGGCGGCCTGAACTCTTTCTCGGTGTTCAAGCAAGGCTGCAAGAAATTCCTGATTGTTAATGTAGTGGGTGTTGGTTGAGGTTTTAGCCATGATAATCCAATTATATTATTACTGTTATAAAATGTCAATGCAATTTTGCGTTGGCAGCTTCATCTATGGCGTCCCAGATTTCTTCTTCGCTGACCATGCTGGCCTGCTGAGGTTGATCCAGTGCACCACTTTGTTCGGCATGCAATAGTTCCAGATAATTATTATATCGGTCCAGTGCGCCAGGTCTAAGGGAGCTGATGGTTAATATACTATCAGCTGGAATCAAATAGTCTTTGTCATTGCTGGTGGCAATAAAAGGTGCCAGCCCAATGGTTTCTACTACCTGATCCATGTGATTCAAAAATTTAAATGAACTAAACACAACTGGATCTCTGATGGTGATGAGATCAAAATCATGCAGCGTTTCTGTGGTCAGTTTATCATCCACACCACAGGCTATGAGTTCGCCAGTTTTAAATTTAATTGTTTTTACTGTCATTAGTTTAATTTTACCTTGACAAGTTTGTAATCAAAGTGTTCGTCATTGTATATTTTAATTCGCTCGGCCAGATGCAGCAGAGTAAAATTCTTTTTGGTCTTCCAGCTCAGGTCATCACCCAGGTCGAATAGTTTACAGCGGTCCTTGTTTTCGCTGGTTCTTAGACCACGACCTATGCTCTGTAAATTACGGATGCGACTCTTGCTTGGTGATGCAAAGATAATATTATGCAGGTTACGTATATTTATCCCCGTTGAAAATGTGCCATAGGACGCCACAATGATGGCATCAGGTTCTTTCTCTGTGATGTGTCGAACCTGTTCTCTCTGATCTGTATCAGTTCCACCATACACAAAGAAGACTCTGCGACCTTCAGCTGCCTTGGCCTCAATCTGAGCATGTAACTGTTTGCCGTGCTTTTCTACATACTGAAACAGCACCAGGGTATTACCTGTCTGAGCCAGAGCCAGATTGCGTATAAACTTGTTGCGGGCTTCATACTGAGTCAGGAAATCCATTTCTTCCTGATAGGTATAGGCCCGGGCCGCCTTGCGGTGCGCGTCTGGATATTCTAAAGTTAATACTGTTATGTCCAGGTCAGCCAGCTGATTATTTTTAATCAGGCTGCGGGTAGTTGTTACCTTGTGCACGGCACCAAAGATACCTTCCAGTATGAGCTTATGAGTTTGCAATCCGTCTAGGGTGCCAGTCGTTCCTATGCGATGAGCACAGTGTGGCATTTTATTTAGTATGCTGGTCAGACTCTTGGCCTTGAATAAATGCGCTTCATCGCCGTATACAACATCAAAGTTTTCAAAGAATGTCTTGGGCAACTTGTATAAGCTTTGCCAGGTGCTGATCACTACTGGCCATTCGTTGCTTTTTTCGTGGCCGCCATAGATTCTGTGCACATGTTCCGAAGTACGCCAGCCATTGGCACTGCTATAATCCTGGAAATCTGCATACAGCTGCTCTACCAGACTGGTGGTTGGCACCAGTATGAGCTGACGACGACCGGCATCTAAATGATGTCTGACCAGACTATAAATGATCAGACTCTTGCCTGAACCAGTTGGACTTAACAGCAAAGTACGTTTGTTGAATATTGCATGCTTGACTGCGTCAATCTGATAGTCTCGGATATCTATGGGTTGGCCATGACCAGTTAGTTTTAAGTCTTCCAGATACTGACCTACATCTAGATAGAGATCTGGTTCAGATGCCGTGGTGTTTTCTACGGTATAGTTGTTCAGTGCCGCAAATGCACCTACATAGGGTATGAGCCCAGCATATAACTCCTGCGTGAATAAACTGTACAATCTAACTTTACCATCCCAGAGCTTGGCTCGGAACTGGGGCATGAAGCGCGCACCTGGCTGTTCAAAGGTAAAATAATCACTCAGTTCCTGCATGATGCTGACATCAGCATCTACACGACAATGTACATGATTCTTGTGTAAGATGCGAATATCAGCCAATTAGATCATTCCGTTGGTGAATTTAGTCCACTCAATGCTGTTCTTGATGTCCCAGGTGCGGCTATGAATGCTTTTTAGTATGCCTTCGAGCATGCTCAGTACGGTTCTGTGATACTCCAGTTTGTCCTGCAGTATGATTAAATCTGCATCAGTGGCTATGAATTCATCCATTTCATTCTTTATGGGTTTGATGCCCTGCCACTGCGGCCAGTTCATTTCGTCCAGTTCCAGTTGAGTCATTTCGCCACGATAATAACGCCATTTGAGGCGACGCATGCGCAGATATTCTGATTCGCTTCGACGGGTATTTAATTTGGCATTGACTAAAAGATTGAGATATTTAGAGTGAAGTTTGGGTATTTTAGCGCTTTCGGATCCCAGATTGGTTTCGTCTATGTGGCTATCAGTTGCCCAGGCTTCTTGTATTTCCGTTAGTTTCATTCACATTTCTCCATTCAGATAGAACCATTATATAGTAAACATTATGCAGAGTCAATTAAAATTGGTCTATGGTAAACACTTTGTATCTGAAACTTGCAGTTCCAACAAAATATTCCATACCCGAGCTGGTGATGTCAAAGTTTAGTCCTTCAACACTGGTGGGCCAGAGATCCTGGAAGTTTAATCTCACCACTGGTATGTTGTTGCTGTCCAGTATGAGCAGGGCTGCATCACTAAAGGCATTGTTGTACTGTTCTGGTGAATATACAGACGCTCTGCGGGTCAGCTGACCATACTGATCGCCACCGCTGGGAACACCTATGCTGGCTACCCAGTCATAGAGCTCTTTATAATTGCTCATGTCCTCGTTGATGAGAAACTGTATGATAAATTCACCAAAGCTTACTTTATCGCCTGGATGTGGTATGTCCACAAAGGGTGTCTGTTGCATGGCTGCACCCAGACTAAGCTGTGGCAGATTGGCACTCTGACAGGTATAGGTTACATTGGGTAGCTTGGCTATCTGAAACTTAAAGCTATTGGGACGCAGATAATTAGTACTGGGTACTGTGGCCATGACGCCGGTCCAGTTACTGGTTACTGCTGAATATGTTGTGGTTGATGTTCCTATGCTCATATTATACCTATTGACTTTCTATTGACACACCTATAGTATTAGCGTGTACCTGGGTTATGTAATCTAATATTACCTATTAACTATATTTATCAAGTAAAGAAAAGGGAGAACTAAATCTCCCTATCTTTTTATTACTTCTACCTACAACTAATATTACATTAAGTTTGTTACTTTTACGCGTCTGTAATATGTGTTGGTGTCTGTTGATAAGCTTGTAAACGGATTTGTTACTAAGCCATAACGTGTTTTGAAACCGATCTTTGGTTGGAACGTTGCAGGATCAACTGCGCGAACCATTTGGAGCGGTACGTATGGGCAATAGAACATACCAGCGTCATATGGGCTTGTACCTTTGTAACCAGCTACATAGAATTGGCTAGCTGTGTTCAGGTTAGCTGAATATGGATCAACATAAACTTTGATCTTACCGTTTAATACACCAGCAAATGTATTGCCTGTGTCGTCAACGTTTAATGCTGTGCTTAGTGCAGGTGTGTAATCTACGATACCAGCCATGCTCAGTGCTGAAGCTACGTCTGCTGATACAATTAGAAGATTACCTTTACCTCTACGTGTTGTTTGTGCAATGCTGTTGCAATCTCTTTCGATTTGGAACAGTAAGCCTTTGAATCTTTCAACTGACCAACGACCGTTTGAATCGGTGTCTAAGTCAAAAGTACCGTATGTTGTTGTAGCACCTGTTTGTGCACCTGCTTGAGCTGCAACATAGATAGTACGGATAACTTCACGGTTGATTTCAAACAAGATTTCTTGGCTAAGAATGTTAGCTAATTCACCTTCTGCGTCAAGACCATGAACTGCTTTAAGGTCCTGTGCTAATTCAACTGTGTACTGAGCTTTTAAACCACGTGTCTTAGCACTTACAGTTGTCTTTTCGATTGTGAATGCCATTTCGCCAAATGCATATGTGTCGCCTAATTTTTCAGCGTCACCAGTTGCAATACCAACACCAGTGGTGTATGGTGAACCTACTGGATTTGAACCAGCGTGAGCAGTAATAGAACTACCAGCGAAGTCTGTATCAGCTTCGTTGAATAAAGCTTCTGTACCACCTTGTGTTGAATAGTTTGACTTCATAGCGAAGATCAAACCGGTTGGGCCTGTCATTGGTTGTACACCGCAAACGTCGTATGCCATTAAGTTAGGCATTGCACGGCGAACCAGGCTGATTAAGATTGGATCATAACCTGCTAGGTTGCTGTTTGCTGGTGAGTTAACTTGACCTGAGAAACCAGCGCCCACAGAGTTAGCTGGAACTGTTTCCCAAAGTGCTTGTCTTTCTTCCATGAGTGCTTTTTCTTGGTTTTCCAAGAGCACTGAGGTTACATGCTTTTTATAAGCATCTTTGATCTCTGGTAGATCTGGGTGATCTACAACAGCTGACCATTTGTTTGCTATTGTTTCTGTCAACATTTAAATTTTCTCCTGAAGGAATTGTTGATTCGTTGTTAATAAAATTTTACTTGAATGCTTTAACTTTTGCTATTCTGGATAATGCCTCAGTATAATGTTTCATGTTTGCTGGAACTGTCTGAGCTTTGTCAGCATCACCTGCGGTCTGAACATTTTCTTCCAGAGTTTTTTCTGGACTTACTGGAGTGTTACCTGGGAAATAGTTTTCTTTGACTACTTTGACTTTTGTGGTAAAAAGTTCTTCGTCACCGAATTCTACACCTTCTAATAGCTTGGACATTTTTTCTGCATCGGTTGCAGTAAGGTCTCGGCATGCTTGTTCAATGATACGATCGCGTTTGATACCATCCAGTTCTGTTTTGATCTGAATGTTTTCAGCCACGCTGTCATTTAAACGAGCTGTAACTTCATCGACTGTACTAGACATATCCGCAAGGACGTCTACTTTGTCTTCTGGTACTTCAAAGTAATGCTCTTGGAAAAGATTCTTTAAACCAAGCATAAAGTCTTCCGCAACTTCTGTGCGCAATCCTTGTTCCACGGCAACCTCATTGTCTTTCATCCATTGTTCTACAACATAATTTAGATATGAATCTACCTTTTCTACAAGACCTTCTTTGAGTTCTTCAAAATCGCTGACATTTTGTTCTGTCAGTTCAGCTGAGATAGCTTCGACTTCATGATTTACACGAGCAATAACAGCAGCTTCAAAAATAGCGCCGGCTTGTGTTTTAAATTCTTCTGATAGGTTAGTGTCTGCAGCAAATACACTTTCGATGTCTTTGCGTAGGTCTTCTAAACGCATATCAATTTTACGAGGTTCGATGATTTCTTCATCTTCCAGATCTTCTTCTGTGATGATATCTTCAGCATCTACTTCGTTTTCTTCAAATGCTTTTACGCCCTGTCCAGGAGTAGTTGGTTCTGCAAAATTGTCGCCATCCTGACCAGTACCTGAACCCTTTGAATATTCTGCATCACGGCTATTGCCCTGACGGAATTGTGGTTCTGAGTTACCTTTGCTTAGGCTAGTATCTGGTGTATTTGAATTCTGATCGTATGGCTCAGTTGTAGCATAGCTAGCGTCTTGGCTGTCGCCTTGTTT